GTGGATTATAGACTATTACAAAAGTGTTACAAAAATTCCCCAATGTTGCAAGAACATTGGAATACAATGGTTACAAAGATTTAACAAAGATTTAAGCTGTGGAAAACCTGTGGATTATGTGGATAACTTAGGAAATGGCCCAGGATGCTGCCACCCTGGGCCGTGGTTAATTAGGCTTCGGCTACGGGTTCCGGTTCCGTGGGTGCAATCCAGGTTTCGGACAGAAGAACAGTTCCGGATGTGCCTGTGATCATGCATGAAACATAATCGGTAGTCGGAGCCTGGCCGTAAGCATATGCCCCCAGGTAGGAATGGTAACCCTGTTTAGCAGCTTCAAAAGAGTCTTTCACAACAATACCCTTTTCGATGGTTCCATTTGTGTGTTTGATCTGATGCAGAAAATATTTTTCCATGATGTTACCTTCTTTCTCCAGGATCATCCTGGTTATTTACTTCGTAATGCAGCAATTTAAATCGTTGCCCACGAACTCCAATTTGCACCTGTTCCGGTGCTTTCGTTCCAATCGGATGTGTGACGCATTTGTATGTTCATCGTATTTATGGAAATCCATAACTGAATGCGGTCGATACTTCTCGCTTTCAATACAATGATATATGCGTTGTTTCCACCGCTTGGAGCATTTGAAGGCATAGAAGAACCTCCCTGGTAGTAAGTTCCGCAGTCAACATTGTCCATGTTGTTTGAAGAATTAAGCGAAACGGTTGGATATGTTACCGCACGAATCAAACGTTCTAACGCATTAAGGCCACCATTCGGTACATCTGTGAGATAGGCTGCGGTAACAGTAAACCCGGCTTCCCAGGCAGCTGCTGCGGTGTATAGGCCGTCAGTTATGCCGGTAATGGTGCTGTTCTCGACTATAACATACTGCCCAGCTGCTACAGCTACCGCTGTGGTATTGCCATTCAGCACAATTCCAAGGCTGCTCTGAAGGTTATTAATGTGGGCTTCGTCAGTAATCAGCCGGTTATTGATTTGATTAATCTGATAAGTCATGTTCTGACTTACCGACCAATGATCGATGTTAAACGCTTCGGGAGTGGTTACAGCCGTGGTGCATACATAGATTCGGCCCTGGTATGTTACCCTATCCCCGACCGCATACGTGTTAGAGGAACTATAAGCTGGAGCCATATCAACCGCTAGGTTGTCCAGGATCGTATCGACAGAATCAAACTTGTCTTTGATCGTGTCCGTGGAGTTATACAGAATGTTAGCAGCTGACAGGGTAACCACCCCAGTAAGGCCATTAATGGAAATGACACCGGCCCCGGAAGGAATGTCAGCATTCGTTAACAATTTCTGTGTAACACGGCGAGTATCATCGTTCGGGTCTGTCCAGGAGATATACGCTGCGATATGATCACCGGAAACGGGATCCAGGGAACCGTCAAGCCAAAGGGACACCGGCCCGGCAGCTGTCCCCCTAACCATCCCAGCAGTATTTCCGGGCGAAGCCTGTGATGCTATCCACATTGCATCCCCCTGGGAAAGCTCAGTGAAGGGAATGGCAATCATAACGGTTCCGGTTTTTCCGTTTACAGATGTTACCGGATAAGGGGGAGGATTAGAAGAATCATACAGGCCGGTAACCTCCCCTACCCTACCGTTGACAGATGTTACAGGATAGGGAGGCTGATTAGCGGAATCATACAGCTGTAGACGCTGCTGATCCTGCATCCGATAGGCCTTATCCTTTTCCACCTGTATACCTACTATCGCCTGGTCCGGAGTGCCGGTACCAATCTGTCGTCTGATATTGGTATATGCATCCGGCACATCCGGCAGCCTGGTCGCGGCGTTGGGCATAGTGGTAACGGCTCCGGTCATTCCGTCAACGGAGGTAACCGGATACGGAGGAGGAGAATCATGCGTATACACCTGGTTAGTATTTCCGTCATACCGCAGGAAAAGCATATTTCCCTGTAGCTGTAATCCTACCTCATGCCCTCCAGCTGTCCTGGTAATGGTCCAATTGCTGGACTCTACTTCCGGAAATACAACGTTAGGATCCTGGTACAGAACCACCTCGCCTGTCTGTCCATTCACAGACAAAACGGTGGTATTTTCGATTTCCTTAAGGGTTTCGATAATCCAATCCAGGTTAAGCTCGTGGAAATTGGAATACGGAAACTTACGTCCGAACAGACCCAAGTCTAAACATCTCCTTTCATGCTTATATTAAACTTTGGTCTATTTTCATCTGATTTAGACCTAAGTTTATTATACCGATTAATAAACCAAAATGCAAAACCTTTTGATAAATGAGTCGACTATAGCAGAAATAGTATTAAGTTTAGGAGCGATTTCCATTTCCTGCTCCAGCATTTCCTGGGATGTGGTAACACCGATATTACCATACGCAAGTACGGTCCTATCATCTTCACCGGAATGCTCGATCTTTTCGCCGTGGCTCAGCTGGTCCTGTGTGTTATGAGTAACAGCTGAGGTTCCGCTCTGTGTATCCTGGCTGCTGGATGTGCCTGTGGTGCTGTCTTGGCTTTGCTGAACAAGAGTATTACTGTCATACCCTGTTACCTTATGATCGATAGTACCGGAGTCGCTGCCGGTAGCCGTGTTAGTGTTGCTCGATGTGCTGCTTTCCGTTCCGGTATGGCTTGTTGTGTCATTTCCGGAATGCTGTTCTGTTTTACTGCTTTCAATGCTTTCAGTTTCATTCCGGCGATAGTTTTCGATAGGATTATACTCCAGCAGGGAGGCTGTGTGTATCCGCTGCCATACAGATTTCTCTTTATAGGACCATGCTGCAATGGCTGTTTTCATAAAAGCAGCATCCGGGTACAGAATTTCAAGCTCTGCACCCTCCATTAAAATATTATTGATTGTAGCCTGTTTATCATCATCGGTAAACTGAGAAGGCCAGCACATCAGATCAAACAGGGTATTATCAAACGTATACAGGCCCAAAATCGACAACGTTGCCATTATTCCTTATCCTCCCATCCGTCTGTATTTATATCCTGTCCAGGATCTACCTTCCATTTAACCGCAAGGCCCAGGCCTGGGAAAAGTTTGTTAGCCGTTTCCACATCCTTTTGCAGGGTTTCCAACCATAGGCCAGCAATTGCAGCGGTTTCAACATTATTAGAGTTTACCTCATCGGTTACCAGCCGTTCACGCTTATCAATATTTGCATTGGGGATCCCTATCATTGTATCATACTGTGCCTCTATCTTACGCATATCCGAAATAATATCAGAAGCGACATAACTTTCTTTTACATTCTGAGTGAACGGAAACCAGGACGGCTGGCCTTTATCATCCAGGAGATTTTTACCAATAACCACAGCCGGGTTACCTTCAGCAAGATTGTCATACATTTTTTTATAAGTTTCAGCCTCAGTTTTATTATTGGCTCCGAACACGGTGCCGGATTTAACGTTGAGCATATTCACAGCGAGTGACTCACCAGCAATAGCGAGCTGGTCAGCATAATATGCTACCAGGTCAGTAATAGGGGAGTAATCCGGCTGAAGATGCAACAAGGCACAATCTACATCAATAGTGCGTTCCAGGGTATTTCTTATTAGAGGATTAGTTACAATGATATTTGCCGGACGATAATAGAGATTCAATTTACCGCCAGGGGCACAATTTTGGCAAATAACCCCATATTTATCAGTATAAAGAACCGCAATAATTCCGGAGCCGTAAAGGGTATATTTGAAATAGTTTGCATCCCAGGTTTTCGGCAGGGTCCAATCAAAAACGCTGATAGCCTTTTCCATAAGATACTTAAAGAAGAATTTACGCAACTTATTATTTTTGATATGGACCGTTGACGGGGACCAAAGGGAATTATACAGGTTTTTCTTATCATAGCTGACAGGGATCTCAAATCCATTTGACGACATTTTTCGGTTTCCTCCTTTGTGTAACTATCGACAATAACCAGGCTTTTACGTTGCTGGCCGGTGGGTCATACTCGTCCGAGAATATTAAATCATCATCCAGGGCTACATGAGTCCACCAATCATAAGCCAGGGGAGGGGAGGGATGTAAGGACGTTTCTGCCACACCTGGCACACCCTCATCATAACCTCCGGATTGCATTACACCCTTTCCCAGGTCGGTATAAATACCTATATGGTCTACATTACCAACACCATCACCCCTGTACTGGTCCGGAATTGTATTGTAACCGGGAGAACCTTCGGGGTAAATCTTGAATAGATAAGCTCCTCTTGGTATTTCTCCATAAAGCTCCAGGCATTCAGCCATTGTTCCCTTCCAGGAAAAAGGATGTTCATGGGAAACATCTCGCCACAGGGAGTTGGTACCATTATCCGACCACATTGTAAACCCTAACCGCCTCCGGCACAAGCGATTAACAAACGAAACACAATCATATTGTGCGTATGTATAACCGCTGTCCCGGAACAAATAAGCCATATCACACATATATTTGTGAGGCAATTTATACTCGACCGCTTGAGCTGACAGGAGATTAAACCAATATCTTGCATTGGCTTTCCTGGTATCAATAGATTCAGATCCCCCTCGCTCTCTGTTGACTCTGAACAGCTCCGCAGCATCCTCCGGAGTTCCGGAATATTGTTTGAAATTAGCCCAGGTAATAGTGGGGGTTGTGCTGTTCAGCTGATGCCAATATTGTGTGGTTTGTCCGTTTATTCCACCCCAGCCGGAGGGGTCCCGGATATATTCAGCCTCAAGCCTGAATAATTGCAAATCTCCATCAAACCATTGTTGATCGTATCTAATACCGAAGGATGCAATCAGATTTCCATACGGCTCCACAAGATTGTTATATGTGTCCCATTGAATAAGGCCAGTTCCATATCCGGTTTCCCCCAGGATCTTAAAACCCAGCATGACCTGGTTAGTCAAATCAACAAAATGTTCACCATTATTCGGGAGAATATCGGTTTTTCCTGCCTGTAATGCTCCAGGGGAAAGCCCGGATTCTACCATCATATTCCCAAGGATTCCGCAAGCAGCTGCTGGGGAATAACCGAAAACCCGGAGAACATTATAGATTCTCTCAGCGTTGTGGACCTGCTTATCTGTTGGGGTTCCGGATGAAACTCCCATATGCCGAAGGTAAGTCCAATACCCCTTATAATAGATAGCATCGTCAACCATGCTTTACCTCACTCATAGAAAAAGCCGGTATTTAGATATGTTTCGATTTCGGCCTTCTCCGTGTCAGTACAGTTAATGTTAGCATGAGCATCCATACACAGGATATAACCAGGGACATTTTTAAGGGTCCGGACCTTGCACAATGGACGGCCTTTATCTGTATTGTCCTCATCGACAATATGCCTGTAAAAGCTGTAGAGATAAACAGGGATATGGTAAATACTTCGGTTCCCGTTGGTTCCGGCTGATTGCATGATAGGCAGAGCAGCCTCCAGGGTATTCAGTATTCCGCTGGCTCCTCCGGCAATGGCTCCGGTAATGGCACCGGCCACACCTCCGGCAGCGAAACCGGTAGCAGCTCCGTTTACGATGGATCCAACGGAGTTAACCGCTGTTTTTGCTCCCTGGATATAATTAATGTTCATGCTGGCCAGCTGTACTTCTATCGCAAACATCCCCGTTGTAGCATACAGCGTTATTTGCCTGGTGGAATTATCAATATAGGTAACGCTCTCTCCTGTGGTAAAATCCACCCTGGTAAATACTGTGATACTGTCGCCGGAGTTAATCTTGTTGGAGTCAAGCAAAACTGTGCCAATCATTGGATGAATTAAAACCCGTTCGGTATATGGTGCATGATTCAGATATACACCCCGGGTTTCTGCCTGGGGATGATTTCCGCATGGTACCGTATTGCTGTACACCGTGGCAGCATATCCGGACGGTAGAATATATCCGGTCATGGGTATGGCCCACCATCCAACGTTAATGCTGGTAACTGCGGTCATTCCGCTTGTAACTGTTGCATAATCAATCGGGAAAAATCTACAGCTTACTATATATTGGAACGGATTGCAGATAGCCTTAATAAGAGAGGCAGACAGATCCGGGTTAGATGCCAGGCCATTAGCGGACAGGAAAGAGTCAGACATTAGATAAGATTTCAAATTTGCTATTTCCTGGTGTGCCATTACATAATAAGATACAGCACCATCAGAATTAGCGTTAGATGAATTGGAAATAATCCCGACAACATAACATCCTGTGGTTGACAGGTTCATGGAAAAAAATTCCCGGTTAAATGTAACTCCGGATTTTGTGGGATAAATTACATCCGATATGGTTCCATCAGATTCATAAGCGGACCGAACCACATAAGCAGACAGATTCCCTATAGCACCCTTAAATGATGCCAATACGTCAACGGTCAGAACCGCTTGCCATACTCCCCGGAGATACTGCCAATCAGACACATAATAATACCGCTGCCAATACAGGATTCGACAATAGTTGAATAGGGAAGGGCTGAACGTTCCGCTGGTTAATGCATCCGGTTTCAATATGATAGTTGGATGCATGAAAGATGTATCATCCTTCAATTCACAATTTATAGTTGTGCCAGCATCGGAGGGAATTGCGGTACTATTCTTTTTCTTTGCGAATGTGTAAAAGGTTATATTCATGTTACACCTCTATTTTAAGAAAAGCCCGGAGCAAAATATACTCCGGGCCGAGTAAGGCCAGCCGTCCCCGGTGGACGGATGCCGGGAACGGTAGATTAATCCAGCAGCAGCACAACACCCTTTTCGGTGCTGTCGAATGCAACCTTCTGTTTGCAATGTACGTGGAGGTTCCTGTACAGGCCTTTGGTATTGACAGGAGTGCTGAGGATTCTCCGGTCAGTAATGGCCATACCCATCATATCTCTGTCAAAAATGATTCCTGCAACGTGGTTCACCTGTTCAGCATCATTACCGACAACGACCGCTCCGGTAGGTCCTGTATAAACAGGTTTAACAAACACGCTGTCCTTGCTGTTAATGCTCTGCCAATAGGGAATGGCCTCAACGTCACTATATTTCAAGAAACCATCGTGGTAAGCATCAGCCAGCACACGGGCCTCCATCTGTCGGAGCAGAGGAGAATACATATACACACGCTGATATTCCAGGGGAGTATGCCGGAGGACCGGTTTACCGGTAATAACCGTCTGATATTTGGTGCTATTAGCCGTCATAAGGTCGCAGATTTCGGCCACACGAGCATACATCCATTTCATAAAGGCCGGAAAATTGGTGGGATTGAAAGCAGTAATGGGGGTAAGGTTTTCCCCGGATGCCTGGTTATATTCTGTAATCAGATGCACAACCCGGTCAGTATTTCCCTCATCCACAAAGGCTGCAATGGCATTGCATACCAGGCCACGGCGAAGGTTCTCATTGGACATTTCCAGCCGGTTAGACAGGTTAGTCATAATCAAACTGAGGAAAGAGCCCAGCTGCTCCGGACCGGTAAAGGCTGTTTCCAGCTGGTCCTCGAAAATGGTCATTTCATCAAAATAGATACTCTGACCATAAAAGTTGGTCTGAAGGATATTGGGTTTCTTAATGGTCCAGGGGTCAATGGCTTCACCATCGCCGGAGGGAGGAGTCTGTGTAGCATCATACAGGGCCGGCCATTCATACGCAGGATCGTCCTGCCAGTCAGAATCAGCAATGCTAAGTTTCCTGGTCATTGCACCCCAGCGAGGCAGGTCCATCTCCAGGCCGGTCATTTTAGCAGAGTAGGGGCGAATGCTAAAAATCGTCCTGGTCAGAATTTCGCTGATCGCATTCATCACCTTATCTTTACCAGCCAGCAGGGCCGTCTGTGCTACGGAAATAAACGTGCTGGTGTCGGTAATGGCCATAGGGGCCTGGCCGGTAGCCTGGTGAACGATTTCATTTAAAACATTCGATACCTGTTCAAAGGTCATATTGTTTACACTCATTTGTCTTTTCCTCCTTGTGGATTAATTAACGCTGCCATTGCAGCATCTGTGAGTTCCTGCATCGATTTAGTACCGGCTCCTGGCTGTGTGTCATTCCGGAGGTTACTTTCCTGGATTGCCTTCAGCAGCGAGCTGATACTTGTTTCAATGTTGGTTAACCGCTGTTCCGTCTGATCCGGCTGGGGTTCCGGTTTGGTTTCCGGTTCCGGCTGGGGTTCCGGTTTGGTTTCCGGTTCCGGCTGGGGTTCCGGCTGTGGGTCCTGCTGTGTTCCCTGCATCATCTCCCGGATTTCCTGGGCCGTAAATCCGGCCTCAATCAGTTTAGTTACCTGGTTCAAATCCATATTATCACCGTCCTTTGTCTACATTATGAACAAATGGCAAACATTTGTCAAGAATTTGTAATAAATGTACGGATTATCTCCAGGGCCCTTAGAGCTTCTTCTTTATCCGGCTTGACCGGTTCGGGTTCGGGCTGCTCCTCATAATCAATCATGGACATAAGCCCAACATGGGTAAATACAGAAAGTTTACAATAGGAAACTCCACGATTTAACCGGTATTTTCCTTTCTCCTCCTGGGAGTCCATTGCAGGGTAATCGCTGTCAGCATCCCGAACGTATAACCCAACATGGGAGGCATTGCCCAGGCCGTCATGGTATCCCCGTTCAACCTCTCCTCCGTCATGCTTCACCAGGAACAGAAAAGCACCCTGGGGAATGTGGCCGAATTTCTCAATGCATTCCGCAATGGTTCCTTTCCATCTTATATAGTTTCGCCACATGGAATTGGAGCCTCTCCAATTATATACGCTTCCGTCATTCTTTCTTACACCAAGATCCTTTAAGACCTTCTCAACAAATCCTTGACAATCCAGCTGGGAGTAGGGGATACCGATATAATTTCCGGTTTGTGCCTGTTCTGCAACCGCAGCTCCGGTGGTTTTGTAAATCATTATCCTTCATCCTCCATTTTATCAAGCAACTTTTGAATAACAAGGGTGTTGTTATTAATCGCTTCGGTAATGGTGGTTTGCTGGCTGTGAATTGCATCATTAAATGAGATTTTCATATCGGTAATCGTTTCGTTGAGTTTAGTGCTTTCTTCTTTGTGGGCTTTCTGTTCAGATTGCAGCATAAGGAACATAGCAACCGCACACGCAATGGGAAAACCTACCGTCTGAATAATAGTGATTAAATCCTGCATTTGTAAATCCCTCCTATATAAAATACGGACGGTTAAACCTCCTCATGCATCCGCCGATGCGTCCCTGGCCTTCCGGGCCTCGCGTTAGGGAAAGGTTCAACCGTCCTGTATTTATTTTATCCGGTTAGGGGTTAAGCGTCAAGCACATCAAAATTCACATACCGGTTACCGGCTTTGCTGGTTTTGATAGTAATGACGATTTCCGGCCGGTCCTCATCCGGCAGCCCCCAAAAGGCTTCCTGGTAGGTCAAAAACTTTTCGATAAACGCTTTTACCTCCGTTTTGTACATGGTATTGTCTTTCCCATTGAGCAGAACCAGCACGGAATGCTCTTTACCATCCGAGCTGGTATAGGTGTGGGTGTGAGCTGCTACCGGCTTAATAACCAGGCCTTCGCATTCTTTAAGGTTCGTGTGGGAGTCGTTCATTGCCTTGAAAAGCTGGATAGGGGTAAGTTCTGCCATTGTGGTTCCGTCCTTTCTGCCGGTTATGACCGGCTACAAAATATTTACATTAATTATATTATCATGGTTTGAAACGGTTTGCAATACATTTTTATAGATTAAATAGTTCTCGAAAGATTAGCTCACATTCGAACGATTCAAACGAAATTATTTTATTAACCATATAGTAAACACGCAACATATAAAAATCAGTTTGGAACATTTTAAGACCGATCCCAAAATCATCATAATATGGTTTATTTTGTATTGTTTCAGAAACATAGTACCGTCTTTCTGATTTATGTTTATAGATACCGATCTCCCCCACAGATACAATATGAATAAATTCTTTTAATGGTTCCGACCGTATATCCGTTTCATCAGTTCTAAAGGCATTATCCAGGGCCATCTGAGAAAACAAGTCATTAGCATTTTGATATAAAACGGTGCCTCTCTTCTGCTGGCTGATAGGGGAGTCAATCAACAAAATAATCATCCTGGTATGGTCCTCGGATCTCCATACCATCTGCCCACCACGCAGCATCTTAATAACTCGCTTCATACAATGCCAGCCCGAAAAATAAGGGTTAGCGATTCTGTTAGCGTTTCCCAACATGATACACTTAACCGCAGGATGCCCGGCCAATTCTCTATTTCTGTTTACGGTTTCATAAAAGTTAAGGAAAGCTGCAAACTCATTTTTTATAGGTCGCTCACCATCGCTGCTAATAAATTCATCGAATACAATATAATCGAAGTCACTATAATCTACACCTCTAATATTAGCAACCACAGACAAGGCAACCCCGACAGCTGCCAGTTCTCCATCCTTATCATTGTGCCGGAATGCTACAGTTCCTCCGGAAGGGTAGGGGACCACATTTAACCCCATATCAATATTAAGCCGTTTGAACGGATTTCCGGTTTCCTTCCGGCACTCCTCCAGCTGGCTTTTCAATCTGCGGACATACAAAAATTTCTTTCCATTCTCCAGGAGCCATTTCATACAACCGTAAGTTTTACCGGTTCCCCTGGCTCCCACGCAGCTGATAATGCTCTCTTGCTGGCCCATGATATAACTCCAATTAACCCAACCTTCATTGGTATATAATTTACTCATAACTTATTTCCTCCGTTCAATAAATTCAGCATAACCTTCCAGGCCTCTTAGCAGCTTGTTATAATCGTCCGAGTAACTCATTTCGTAAGTAGTAGGAACAATGGCAACGTTTTTCCCGATATGTACCGTTTTTCCGGTTTCAGGGTCAGTATAATCAAAATTGTCCCGGTCATTATAAACCGCCATTGTTCCCCCAGCTTTTTTCCATATCATACCAGGCTTAAATCGCTCCAGCGTTTTCAGCTCCTCCACAGCAAAAGGCACACCGGTTTTTTCGTTAATTTGTTTAGTAACTCCGGAAACGGTTATATGCATCTTGTCATTATCATCTATGTATGCGTATCGTTTAGCCCCCTGGGTGATAAATTGTTTATAGTGTCCATCAAACTCAAATACACCAATAGGATGTTCCCGGCCTTCCCGATCATAAGCGTATGCACCCATATCATAGGCCCTTTTGCATAAATCATCATTTAACTTATGTATAGGAGCATCGCCAATCGTTTTAACTGAATCAGTATCACAATAAAGGATTTTATCACCGCATAAATCTATAGCGTTCTGCAGCTGCTCCCTGGC